AATATGGAACAGAACAAAGAAGCAGCAACACAGAATAAGCAGAGAGAGGCGGAAGTATGCAGAGAGAAGAAACAGACCGCATGGGACAAATGGAAAGAGGACACACTACGGAAGTTCAACCGGACTGCATGACAGAGGCATACACCGTAGGAATCTCTGAAACGCATATCAGAAACAATGCAACGGTATTCCGAGTATGGCAGATGATAGAGCGCGGAGAACTTACAAGGGAAGAGGGATTGTACCTCATGGTAAATACGCTTGCGGATGAAAACCATCATCTGAATCAAATGTGTAATGACCTCATAATGAGGATGCCGTCACGTCTGCACGTAGAAACGATAACAGGCAAAAATTAAAAATCGGCGGAGGCTTACGCCTCACAAGGAGGTAAAACCGGATGAGCAATGAAAACAGCAATTCCAAAAATTCCCCGGAAAATAAAAAGAGGTCTTGGTACTGGGAAGATAAACCGGTATCTCCGTTTGTGGGAAATGCGTCTATGATGCCGTCACTTATGGTATGCAATGGTTGTCCGGGATGGGGAACTGAGAGATGCCATAGATGCAGTCCGTTATCCGGCGGAGTAAAAAGCGTGTAGGAGGAATTGAAATGCAAATCAAAAAAGAACCGTGGTATAAAAGGCTATTCGACAAGATTTTAGTATCGTGTTTTCTTCCGTGCAAGCATGAGTGGGAAGTGTTGGAAGTCCTCTGGACGGCACATGATTACAGCGGTTTTAAGTACGATGTATGCAGATGTGGGTGTAAGAAATGCGGAGAGATAAGGATTGAGAAATTTTTAGTGTAAAAGACGGAGGTAGAGAGATGGTAAAGACGGTTGTTGCGGTTATCGTAGGGTTAGTTTTGCTCAATACAGCGTGGTTTGTATTGAAAATTGTGATTCTGATAGTGGCAGAGAGAAGAGAATACGAAAAATACAGATACAAAAGCCCTTATCAGTCTCCACACAGAGAGGCTTTTATCATGGAGTGCTCAGACCCGAATAGCAGTCCATACGCAAGGCAGTTGGATAAGTGCATCAAAAAGATGGATAGGGAACAGAAACGCATAGCGAAAATCAAATTGAAATCAGACAAGAAACTGTCGAATATGAGCATTTAGAGAATTTTGACGTATCGGAGGATGTGCGAAACGGATAGACCGGTAGAAATCACAAGAAGCTATGCAGAGTGCAAATTCTGTAACGATATTGCTGATATGTGCAATGAGATACCAGATTGTACTCACTGTGAGAATAGAAAAGGAACATGGATAGATACAATCACGAGCCTGCTTGGCACAAAAGCGGTTGTCGTTCTGGAAGATGGCAAAGTGGAGACATATCCACTGGATAGACTTAAAGTTATCACAAAGAGGGAGAGATAATGAAAATTATTGAAGAAATTGGCGAAGCTGCAATGTTGGAACAGCTTGCAGAGGAATGTACCGAACTTGCAAAGGCAGCACTCAAAATGGCAAGGATCATACGAAAAGAGAATCCGACACCGGTTACTGAGAAAGAAGCCATTGACAATATCCGGGAGGAATACACGGATGTTGTGCAGTGTGCCGGAGAACTTTCACTTACGGTTGATGAGGAACAAATGGCACGAAAACATGAGAGATGGGAGAAGAGAGTGAGGGATAGAACATGATACCATTCAGGCATTGCATAAGAGAACCGCATAGACCAGAAGTGAAATTTGAGATACTGGCAGCAGCACCGAATGAGTTTCAGGTACGTTACCCAGATTATGATTACATTAAAATGGGAACCGGACCGTCAGTGATGTATAACAGAGAACAATTACTGTGTTTCCTACTGACATATGACAAGGCAGAGTGCCTTGAATTTATGGAAAAACTGTATCATCACATGGGATGGTCTACTGAAAAGCTGCATGAGAATCCGGCGTTTGCCGAAGTGATAAAGGAGAAAGAGACATGATAGCACGTTTCTTACAGAATATTGTCGTAAATGACATTGAGAAGAATATGGAAATGAATATTGATAAGGGCGAAGAACTCTTTGCCATCGACAGAGGAACCCATTATGAGCTGAGAAAGGCTGACGGATGGGGAACTATGGCTCCGAAAGAGTGCGAGGGCGAATATTATGAGATCATCAAAGAATAAAAATCCGTGTTTTGATTGCCTTGCATCAGAAAAAGAAAATGAGGAAGTATGCAGGACCATACGGGCGATATTAAACAAGCACAATAGCGTACAAGTGGATCTGAACGATCCGGGCAGCATAGGAACATTAACCATAGGGGATTGCACATTTAACGTGTATCTTGGAGGTACAACACTGAATAGGCTGTCGCTTCTGCCGGACAAGGATGTATATAGGCGTGTATTCACACTGATAGAGGCGTAGGGGGTATGTATGGAAAATGAGACCAAACCACAGCTCTTTATCATGGATGAACGGCTCGGAGATCCCATACCGCTTGCGGAAATTAAGGAAATATCCGAGCCTACACTGGATGAAGAGTATGATATGCCGGATATTTCTCATCTGAAAGAGGGATTTGAAATACCTTTTGAAGTGAAAATGAAGAAATCTGCCATAAACAAACTGTTTCAACCGTGTTTTGGCAGAGAACCTTACAGGAATCTCGAAAAATGTGCCAAGTGCATACTGAAAAAGGACTGCGTTGTGGCGAAAATCGAGAACAATTTCAACATGAGATTAAGGGCATACCACCCTTGATAATAAATCACAAGGAGGACACCAATGGAAGAGAAAGAAAAGAAACCGTGGAGACCGCCAGAAGCGGCACATTTACCCGATCCGATAGCGTTTGCCATGCAGGGTTTTGAACGCTTTGGATTACCGAAAGAACGGCTGATACCACCATTACAAACATTTGACAGAGTGATGCAACACTCGGCATTTACCGAAAACCGATGGTGGGAAAATGCAAGACAGGTAACGGCAACATCATCGGCAGAACAGTGGCGGAGAGTGAGCATCGAAAGAGCACGCTGTCTCGGAGAACCATGGCCGGATTTTGATGATATACCGGTTGCGAGTATCACAGAGGATTTTTCACAGAAATGTCAAAATGCCACAATCGGATTGTTAAGAGATCAGGTTATAGCGTCATGCGCTATTCCGGGAGAAACATCGTTTAGAGACATTTTTAACCAGTTAGGTATTAAGGAGGACAATATGGATAGAAGTTTAGCGGACAAGAAATTTAAGAGAGTAACTATTGAGTGCGAGGACGGCACGACTTACGCTGGAAAGATCAATCATGTATGCGGCAGCCCGTATCGTTGCGACAAACTGTGTGTAGAAGCAATGGTTGAGGACAAGCCTATTGGAGCATACGGTATCGAGAAAGTCCTGTTCCAGAATCCGGCAACAATCGTATTTTGGTCTGACGGCACAAAGACGGTTGTAAACTGCATGGATAATGTGGAAATCAAGAAAAAGGTTGTTGATGGCAAGGAAGTAACCATTCGTAAGCCTAAAAAGGCTGATACCTATTCTGAGGAAGCCGGTCTGGCTATGGCTATCGTGAAGAAATGGGCCGGCAACAACGGAAATTACAACAACATTTTCCGTGAGTTCATTCCTGAGATGGCACAGTCTGAGAAAGAGGCAAAGAAAGCTGCCAAGAAAGCTAAAAAGGCACAGAAATCGGAGGAATAACCAATGACGCTGAGGGAATTTGCCAAAGGATATGACGGAAACATTATGCTGAAAGCATTTGAGAATGAGAAATCAACAGCTCCGGCAGCAATTATGATGACTCAGATTACGGATTCTATCAAGGATGAGGTTCTTGACAAAGAAGTATATAGCTACACAATGGTTTGCACTTCACTGTTTGAACGGTATCTGAGAGTGAATTTTGAATCTGTGCCGGAGATCCCAAACGAAACGGAGGAAACCACATGAGAACCTATTTTTTTGACACAGAGTTTACTGGTCTGCGTAAGGACACAACTCTTATCAGCATAGGAATTGTCTCAGACACAGGAGATAGGTTCTATGCAGAGTTGACGGACTATGATGAGGGTATGTGTGATGAATGGATTGAGAAGAATGTTCTCGATCATTTGGTTTTGAGTGGCAATGCGGAGTTAGAAGAAAGCCTGGCAGCCGACAATAAAACAACGACTGTAATCGGCAGTAAGGCAGATGTTTGTTGCGAACTTATGGAATGGCTTGAAATGGACGCTAATTTTGACAGTGATTATGCTGCGGAATTCGTTTCAGATGTCTCGCATTACGATATGGTGTTACTGATTGACTTATTGGCAGGAAACGCTATGAAGTTGCCTGAGTTTATTACACCGGCTTGTCACGACATCAATCAGGACATTGCAACGATGCTTGATATTTCAGAAAAGGCAGCTTTTGACATTTCGAGAGAACAGCTCCTTACAAACAGAGGAATTGATTTGCCGAAAGGTCAAAAACACAATGCACTCTACGATGCGGAAGTTATCAAAGCGATATATGAGGACTTTTTCTCCGTGGGGGGGGGTAAAACAGGGAGGTAAGAATGGATAAGGGACAAATCTTAATGGATTACCGCTTGGCGAAGAACCATAAGAGACAGATACCCATTCTTGCGGACTTGAATGTGTGCGACACGCAGACAATAGTAGAAATTCTGGAAGAGGGCGGTTACAAGCGTATGTTCAATACGAATGGTGTGGATATTTCCGTGAAGAAAACAGAGATTGAGCAAAAGTATTCTTCCGGGGAATCCATAGCCGCCCTTGCAATGACATATCACATTTCAAAGAAACAGATTAAGGTACTTCTCGGAGTAGAAGAGACGGAGGAAAAGGGAACCATGTCTGAGCAGGAAATGATAAAGAAACTCGGAGAACTTACGAGCGAGGTTGAAAAACTGAAAGCAAACAAGAAATCTCTGGAAGAAAGAAATGCGAAAGTAGAAAAAGAGAATGATAATCTGAGGAAACAGATTGAACAGCTTGAAAGTTTCAATGCAGAGCTGGATGCCACAGTCAAGGAACAGACTGAAATGCTGAATGGTGGAAAATTATATGAGGATTATCAGGAAGTTTGCATTAAGAACAGCAAGCTCAACGCAACGGTTGATGTTCTGGTAGAGAAAATCAGTATGTTAAAGGCGGTGGGCTGTCATGGATAATGGAATGGAACTCAGAGTGAAAGATTATTGTGCTTTCTGCCCTGATTTTGAAGCTGACGTTGATAAGGTTGATATTACTGTATTAGCGGATCAGACCCAAAAGGCATTAACCACAATCAGATGTGAACACGCCGAAAAGTGCGAAAGAATATACGGAAGAATACAGGAGGGCAGAACCAATGAAACAACGGTGGTACAAAGTAGTGTTTGAAACCATTGAGAGAAAACCAATCCGCAGAACTGTTACCGTATGTAGCACGGACAGTGTTCATGCGTCTGCTCTGGTATATCAGCAGTTCGGTAGAAAGAAAATCAAGGTAAAATCTGCCAAGAAAGTAAAGGAGAGCGAATGATGGATAATTTGAACTTGAAACCGAAGTCCCCGGATGAAGTAAAAACCATGATGTGGACTGGGGAAAATCAGCGTGAAATGTTCGATCTGCTTACTTGCGGCAAGAAAATTGATGATTATATGACTGCCAGCGGAGAGAACTTTTTCATAGACCATAGCACCGTAAAAGGTGGGCTGGTACTCATTACCAACGTAGGAAATCAGTGCAGATGCGAAATACCGGTAAAGATAGGGGATTATGTGTGCGGACGCAGATATGGAGACAAATGGTGCTTTTCTGTTGCAGACGGTACGGCTTTCGAGAACAATACTTGTGGAACTCTTGAAAAGAGAGATGGGAAAGAAAAACCGATAGACATATTCAAAAACCAAGAGCAGTTAGAAGAGTGCCTGAGAGAGTGGCAACACAGATTATTCCTTGATGGGTGGCTGATATTGGCACACGTTGAGGATAAAATTATGAATCCTAATGGAGAAGAGGTAATTGACGCTGCCGGGTATAACACATTCGTATTTGAATCCAGTCAGGCGAACATCCAGTTACTCAGCAATGAATCTTACAAAGAGAACAATACATTGTTCAAACACTGCATGGAAAAGGATCTTGTGCATGAACTTTTACATTGCAAGTACGATTGGATGGGATGCCAGGGTGGAACCTATGAGGGCGTGTATCTGGATGCGACCGAACACCAGAAGCTAGAGGAAATGGCAAAGAGTCTTATCATGGCAAAATATGGTGTCGGTTATGATTACTTCATGTGAGGTGTAATATGACAACGGTGGTGGTCTATAAGACCGATACAAAAGAAGTTCTGGCAGCTATTCCGATGGACGGCGGAGATGCCGTCTGCCGGAATGATGTGGAATTTCAGATTTACAACGGAACAGAGCCAATATTCACGGAAACTCCCGGAGGAATCGTATTGGCAGAAAACAAATTTATGATAAAGATGGAGGGCAACAACAATGAAAAATAAAGGAACATGGATTATTGTCGGCATTGTAGCCGCATTTGTATTACTGATAGCAGGAATTTTTGTAAGTACCAACAACAGAGCGGTTTCGTTGGAGGAACAGGTCTTTACGGCTGACTCTGATATTCAGGCACAGGAGAAACGCAGAACGGATCTTATCTACAATCTGGCAGATTGCGTCAAGGAGTACGATAAGCATGAGGCAGAGACTCTTCTTAATGTCGTAGAAGCAAGAGGAAACAATGGCAGCACCACAGATATTGAGAATGTGACAACTTCCATAGCTGCGGTTGCCGAAGCATACCCGGAATTAAAATCCAACGAGAATTACAAGGAACTGATGAATGAACTTTCAACCACAGAGAATATGATCCTGCAGTACCGCACTGCCTACAATAATGAGGTAAGGGCGTATAAGAAATATGTGCGTAAATTCCCACATAAGCAGATCTTGGGAGTTATGGGATATGAGGTTATCAATTATGACTATCTGGAATACAGCGAAGAGGACAGACAGCCGGTAAGCAATCTGTTTGGAGAATAAGCCTATGAGGAAATGGAGTAAGATAATCTACTCCGGCAACGGTTGGGATATGACGGTGCGTGAACTGATGTTTAGCATCGTCATTATCCTTATCATGCTTATGGGTGGATTTTTCATTAGTGAAAAGATAGCTTCACGCAATGACGAACAGAATCAGGAATACTATCAAGCCATGCAGATTGATGGAAATGCAGAACTGTTTCAGTACGGTATGCGAACTGATGTAGGAAATGCGTTTGTGAAAGGAAATCTGGTGGCAGTAGATCCTGTTACAGATCCGGGAATAGGTGGAGTACCAGCTGCCTACATAAAGGTTGAGGAACAACACTACAACCGACATACGAGACAGGTGGCACATACACGGACGGTAAATGGGAAAACGCAGACTTATTACACTACGGAGGTATATTATTCGTGGGATTACTACGATAGTTGGGAAAGCCATAGTCAA